CTTGGATGTCGACCCCGGGGAGTTCGTTCGAGCTCGCCGTGCCGGCAGACATCTTGGTCCGAAGGTTGATCTGCTTGATGTAGACCAGCAGGTCGTCCTCGGCGAGCCGGACGCGAAGCTGCCCGTCAGCGAAGATATCGACGAAGCCCGACGCCTGGCTGTATTGGAGCAGGAGCTCCGGCTCCATGAACGACGGATTGAGCGTGATAAACGCCTGGGCTTGGATCATCGAGTGGCTCCTGGTCCTTAGATAGACCCGTCAATTAACAGGTCGGGTGCCGATCTTAACAGGTCCGTCAGATTTGAATCACGGCGCAGGCGCCGTTGTAGTTCCAGGTTGCGAAGCCGGTCACGGGATTGTAAACCACCGTCTCGCAATTCGTCGCTTGCACGTCGAGGACTTTCACGGGAAGCGCCGCGTCGGCCGAGCCGCCGACTGTGAGCGCGCCGCCGGTGATCGCCGCCGCACCCAGACCGGTTGCGGCCTCGTAAGTCACGCCGGTGCCGGAAGCGGTGAGCGCGGTGAAGGTACCCGCGAGGCTGGCGAACGCGCCGGTGCCGGTGAGCGAGCCGACCGTGATCGAGTCGCCGGGATCGAAGGTAACGCCCGTCGCCATGAGCAGCGTGACGAGGCCGGTCGTCGAATTGTACGTGCCCGACGTGATCGTCAGCGAACCGAGATAGGGGACGAGCAACTGGTTTGTGAAATCCCAGGAGACTTGCGCGCCGATCGGGCCGCCCTGGAGATCGACCAGCGCGGGATCGCATTCGACGGCGATGCGGGCGCGGGAGCCGAGGGCGTAGGACAAGACCTGACCGCTCGATCCGATCAGCGGGACGGTCGACTGCGGCGACGTAATCATGCCGTAGGCACCGTCGAAGGTGGAGAAGCCGGCAAGAGCCTCGGAGCCGGTGAGCGCGGTGGCGCGGCCGACCTGGACGCCAAGGGTGAGAGACGGGTTCGTCGCGCCGGATGGACCGGGCACGTTCTCATAGATGCCGACGCCGCCCCACATCGGAAGCGTCTCGGTTGAGGCGAGGATACCGGTGCGGCGAGCCCAGACCGTCACCGGGTCCGGATAAGCCGTGCCCTGGCGGAGGCCGACCGAGGTCGTGTTGAAGAGCCCGTTGTTGCCGACGGACGTCTGATAAGGATTGATCGTGACTTGGGCGGTCATCAGCTTCTCGCTCCTCGATGTTGCGTCGTCCGACGCGTGGCAACCTCAGTTCGACCGAGGCGTGATCAGTGTGTGGTTGATCCCGACCCGGTTCTCTTGCTTAAATCCGGTGACGTTCTGGCGCACCGGACCGGCGAACTGGCCCATCCAGGCGTCGGGCTTGCCGACAAACGTATTGATCTCGTGGCCGCCCGACTTCTTGGTGATCATGCGCAGGCCGCCATCGGGAAGCGCCGTCGGGTTCATCGCCGCGACCTTCGCGTCCTTGAAGATTTGCGCGAGGATCGGCTCGAACGCGGCGTCGTCGGCGAAGGCCGCGAGGTCGACGTTCTTGAGCAACGGGCTGTGATCCTTGAGCATCCGCGCGATGCGGCGATCATAAAGCGGCTTCGTTTCGCCCTCGAGCGGACGAGGAGCGCGGAGGCCGAAGTCCTGGAAGACGTCGTCGGCGCGGAACTGCGCGTCGATCACTGCGGCGTAGTCCTTGTCGTCCATCCGCTTCGGCAGTTGAGCCGCAAGCGCGTCGACCTTCTTCCGGACCTCGTCGGAGTCGGCTTTCGCCTTGGCCTTTTCGGCCTCTTCGGCGTCGGCTTTCTTCTTCGCCTCAGCGGCCTCTTCGGCGTCTTTCTTCGCCTTGTCGGCCTTGATCTGCTCGGGGTCGCCCTTCTTGCGGGCCTCTTCCTCGGCATCGGCTTTGCGCTTTTCCTCGGCGTCCTTGCGTTCTTTTTCGGAGGCCTCGACGGCATCCATGCGCTTCGACATCGAGTCGCAGAACGCGTCCATCTTGGAGAGGACCTTGTCGAGCTGCACACCGCCCTCCGCGTCGGCCTTAGCTTTCGCCTCAGCGTCGGCTTTTGTCTTCGCCTCAGCTTCCGCGTCGGCCTTCTTCTTGGCCTCGGCTTCCTCGGCGTCCTTTTTGGCCTTGTCGGCTGCGGCTTGCTCGGCTTCGGTCATCGCTGAGTCCTCTCGTGATTCGGATCGTATGCCACTCGGTACGCCTAGCTTGTCCCAGACCCCGCGCTTGCACACCGCGACATGGTCGAGGAGGCTGGGATCTCCCTCGATAAACACCTTGCGCCCGTCTTCCGTGGTCAATTTCGTGTTGACCGTCATGTCGTGGAAGTAGACCGCCGGTGAGGTCGAGAGTTCTTCGTCCTCCATCTCCTGGGCGACTTCGTCGTCGTAAATCTTGGCGACACCCCAGACTTCGTCCCCAGCGATATACGGCAAAAAAATGCTTCCCACAACTCTCTCGCTGAACTCTTCCGAATTTAGCAGCGATGTTTTGGGGTGCATGTAGATCACGGGGAGGCCGTTGCACCGCGCCAGGAACTCCGGGTTGAGATAATTGTCCGGGTTTCTGTGGACGAACTCGTCGATCTTCCGACGGTAAGCGACGTCCGTGCCGGTGATCCTGATCGCGAACAGCGTGACACCAGCGGCCGGCGTGCCATAGCGTTGCGGCGACGTCAGACGACCGTCCGCGATTGCGCGAGCAACCCCGAGTTCGTTCATGCTGATTCGGTCGAGCGCCACCCGGCACCCCGGATGAAGCGGCTCCGGCGGCGAATCGATCGGCGACCAGGAATAGCCGACATGCTCACCATCGAGCTCGGGGACAAACTCGTTCGTCACCTTCTGAAGGAACGTCGTGAAGTCGACGCTCGGCATCAGGATCGCGGCACCATTCGGCCCGACGCCAGGCGTCGCCGGGACGGCATCAGCGACAGGAGGCGCCGACACCGTCCCGAGACCGCCACCCGCGGCTTGCAACGCGGAGGAGCCCTTCGTTCTCGTGTGAAGCTTGCGATCGCCCTCGGGGATGAAGCCGATCTCTTCGCGCGTCTCGCGGAGCGCGGTCTGCTCGGCGGTCTCGGCACCTTCCTGGCCGCCGCCGGGGAAATCCCAAAAGCCGGGGAAATCCGGCGCGCCCGGCCCGCGCTTGAGAAACAGCGCGTTGCCGTTGATCGAGGTGAAGAGGATTCCGGCGGCTTTGTTCACTTGGTTTTGTCAGCCCGGTCGCAATATGCGTCGACGCGCGCTGCAAGCCCTACCACGCGATTCAGTGTTGCGTCGAGGCGGATCGCGCGAAGGCGTGCGGGATCGTTGTCGTCACCGCGCCCCTTCAGCAGCGCGTGGATCAGCTTCGCCTCCTTCGGCGAGATCGGCTTGCGTGAGGCCTCGATCGCCTTCTGCACGGCTTCGCGACTGTAGCCCGGGCTGTCCTTCTTCTCGTCGGCGTCCTTGCGCCACGAATCCATCCAAGCGTTGACGCCCTCGACGTCGGCGTCGTCGAACTCCTGCGCGTCGATCCCGCTGAACGTCCCCTTGTTCTTGCCGGCGTAGAGGACCTCCTTGCCGTGCTCGGCGCCATACTCCTTCGTCAGGTTCGCCAGAATCTTCTCACCCTTCGCGGTCAGCGGCATCGGTCAGCCCTCCTCGAATCGTTGCGTTGCAGCAGCGATCGCTTCGCCATGAGCAGCGAGCGTCGTTCCCATCCGCTCGGCGAGCATCAGGTTCGTCTCCTGCTGGATCGTCCATGTCCCGTCCTCATGGCGGGTGACTCCGACTTGGCCGGCGAGACCGAGATCGATTGGAAAGAAAAAACCCGAATGGTCGTCGCTCGCGGTTCCGGTGTGAAACCCGGCGGCTTTCAACCTTTTGCGGATCGCCGACGCGATTAGCTTCTGGACCTCCGCGTCGGTGAGCGTCAGCGTTCTCATCGGCGCCACCATCCATTGTCGTTGTCGGCCTTCGAGAACTGAATATAGGTGTGCGGTCCGGTCACGATGATCGACCTATTGACGATCCCCCAACGTACACGAGCGAACCTCATGCGGCGTCCTCCGCGTCGGCGCGCAGCGCGCTCTCGATCTCATCCAGGTCCGAATCGGTGCGCGCGGCGATCCTGGCCTGGTCGAGCGCGGCCTTCCCCTTGGCCGTCAGCATCTCAGGCGGCAGTTCGCGCAGCGCGTAGAGCCAGCGGTAGTAGCAACGGCAATTCTGGACTATGATCCCGTCGGCGACGTACCAGCCCTTTTCAGTCTGGAGATTGTAGACATGCCCCGTCCATTGCCGCCTTTCGATCGAGACGATGCGCGTCGTTCGTACCTCGAAGGGGAAAGCCTCTTTAGCTTGTCCCGACGGCTGAAGGTTTCGCGCGGCGCCCTTGCGAAGTATCTGGACGTCGACCTCCGCGACGCCTCCGCCGCCAACCGGATCAGGATGGCCCGTGAGGGAGAAGACGGACGGCGCCGGCTCGTGGCCGCCGCTCACAAGGCCCGTACGGGCAGCACGGCTACCATCACCGAAAAAGTTAAACGTGCGAGCCGCCGCAGCACCGGCCGGGGCCACGGAGAAGACGACCTGACAGCGGCTCTCCGCCTTCATGGGCTCGATCCGGAAGCGCAATATCCCTGTGGCATCTACAACATCGACCTCTGCGTCGGTGCCGTCGCCGTGGAATTGCTCAAGCTGCCCACGCACCACCTGAGACGTCCCGCATTCCGCAAGCGCGCTGAATATCTTCGCGATCAAGGGTACGCGGTGATCCTCGTCCTCTTTCGACGAGTCGAGGACCTGATGGGCAACATCGATCACGTCGTCGCCTTCGTTCAAGAAGCCGATCGCCGTCCAGCCGTTCGGCGTAAGGACTGGATGATTCGGTGTCGCGCGGAGCGTTTTGCCGGAGGCCGTAACGATCGTGGTCAGTTCGCCCCGGTAAAAACGCCGATACGCTTTTTCCACACCATCAGCGAATGGCACCCGTGAATCGCCGGGGAAGCAGAACGGCTCCTCAGCGGGCTTTGTGATGTCGTCGGTAAAACCAACGCCGGGTTGCGGCTTTACATAGCCTGCTCGATGAGCCCAACTGTCACGGACTAGATAAACGTTCCCGGTTTCGCGGAAGTCTCGATCCTTATGATCTTCCCTATAATTGTATCCCGGCTGAGTGAAATGTGAGACCCAGCGTCCCGCTATCGCCCCACCGTCCGACGCCAAAATCTCCGAAATCGTCGAAGTAAGCTTATGCCCCTGGTCGATGAGGACCCGTCGTTCCTCGAAGGGGAGTTGGGCGAGGGCCTTTCTGACGCGGTCCTTGGTGTCTCGCTTGTCGGCGTTTTCGGTGCCGCCCTTCGGGATCGACGTCGCCCATCCTTGGAACCGTTGGATTGTTTTATCAACAGCCTGCTCCCGGTTGAGTTTGATGAGATCCGCCGACGCCAGGATGCGGCGGTCGAGTTCGGCGCGCAGCGCGGGCTTGATCCGCTCGAGCGTGAACCGCTCGATGCCGGGGTGGAATTTCACGATGCCGTCCTTCTCGACCATCTTGCGATAGGTTTCCGCGAGGGCGTCCCGGAGCCGCTGGTCGAGTGATTCTGGCGGGATCAGTGATCGCTCCGCAGCCTCTCGGATGAGCCGGGTCCAGCGCGCGACGCGCTCGACGGAGTCGAAACCGTTCTGGATCATGTCCTCGACCGCGGCGGTCAGGACCGATTGGAAATCATCCCCGGACGTCGGCATCTCATGCGTCCTTCTCCAGCGCGTTCCGCAAGCGCCGAGCAAAGCCGGGACGCATGGGCCTTCCCATCACCGGCGCGATGGCGTCGTCGAATCTTTCGATCCGTATCACAGGCAGAACGATGATCAGCGCGTTTTCTTCGGTGCGCACCCGGCTTCGCGGCAGCGGGTCGTAGTCGGAGAACCTGATGATCTTCCCTGTCATGGCGCCCCGCCCATCGACTTGTCCATGATGGCGTCGACGGCGGCATCGGCGGCTTCCTTGGTTGGGTATTCGGGGCCGGCCTTCGCCAGCGCCAGCTTGCCTTCGACCATCGGACGCAGCAGTTGCGCCAAAGTCTTGCCCGCCATTCGGCCGCCCATGTTGAAGGTCGTCAGGCGCTTGCGGTTTGCCTCGAAGGCCGCTGGGTTGGTCGGCGCCGTCGTCCTCGACGTGCCCGCCTCGAAGAGCGCCGGCGCGAAGCTGGACTGAAAGGCGATCCCGTCCCGGAAGGCGCGGACTAGGTTGGTGTGGCGTTCCGACTTCATGACGTCCTGATCCCCTTCCCGTTGATATGGCCGTTCATTGCGCCGTGCGGCTTCGGTGCCCGGGCGACGTTCTTAGCCGCCAGCGAGTCGAAGAGATCGGCGACGGAATCGTCATAAGCCTTGATTGATCGGCGCTTGCGGTCCTGCGAATCGGTCGCCGCAAACGGCTTCTGCGGCTTCGGCTCTTCGAGCCCGGCTTCCGGCTGCGGCGGGACGTATTTCGCGAGCGCGTCGAAGTCGAGGTCGAGTGGCGTCGTGAACATGCGCTTGTTTTCGTTGATGTTGTCCTGGAGAAACTGGATCGCCTTGGCCTTGTTCTCCGGATCGAGTTCGGGCGACAGGACTTCGATCACGGCGATGAGCGCCTTCAGCTTGACGTCGTCGGTCTTGACCTTCTCCGATTCCGGCTCCGTCAGCAGGCTCGGCCAGTTCGCGGCGAAGCTGTTCTGCCACTCGTAGAACGCCTGCTCATAGGGGACCTTTCGATACTTCGGAAAGTCCTTCTGGATGATCGCATAGAAGTCGCGGTTCCACGCGCGGTGCATCACGATCCGATCGAAGAACGCATAGAGCGGGCCCATCCACTCCCGGATGCCGTCGACGAAGCCCGCGACCAGCTTTGCATCCTCCGTCCCCTCCCCGAAGCCCTGCGCGTAGGTTTCCTGCTTGAGGAGGATCGCCGGCATGTCGGCCGACGCCGCGATGTTCTCCAGGATGTTTTGACGGGCCATGCCATAGGCACCGTCGATGTTCTGCATGTTGAGCGTTTCGATCTTCTCGTCCGGCCCGATCGAGATCACGTTGCCGTTCGTCGACTCGCGGATGAAGAGCCGTTTGATGCCGGCGGCGGCATTCATCGCGGCGTTGATGATCGCGCCGGCGGCCTTGAGCGTGGCGATGAAGACGCCAGCCTTCTTCGTCACGAGGTCGTCGGTCACCATCGACTGGACGAACGACTTCAGCGGGAAGAGGCCGCGCTGGAAGACCGACCGGCCGACGAACCCGTAGGCCGACCCCGTGTAGGCGATGTAGACCGGTCGCTCGTGCATGATCGTGATCGTGCGCGAGTGGTGGTAAGGCACGCCGGAGACGGCGATCGTCGTGACCTTCTGGAAGTCCATCGCGTTCGGGTCTTGGTTCAGGACCAAGCTCCCGGCAGTGTTGAGCGGGTCGTAGGCGTTGATGCTGATCGAGAGGTCGGCCAGCTTCTTCATGTCGATCGGTTTGTCCGCCGGGACACCCTCGGCGAGCAGCGCCAGCGACGCGATGCCGTACGCCCGCGCCGTCGCGGCGACGTTGCGGATGTGCTCGTCCGCCCCGATCGCCTTCCACTCCTTCACGAATTGATCGCGGACGCGATCCTCCGGGCTGTTCGGGACGCTGATCTCCCGGGCCTGCGACTGCGCCATCTTGATCGGCGCGTCGACCATCTTCCCGCCGAGCGGGTGATAGAGCCAGATCGTCTTGCATAGCTCATAGGACGGCTGATCGCCCGGCTCGATCTCCTCGCAAGTGAGGAGCGTCAGGAGCGAATTGCCGAGTCTGCTGCCGTCGATCTGGAGTTGGCCCATCGGGTCCTCAGTTGCGGCCGTTCATCCGGGTCGGCATTCCGGGCAGTCCGGGCGCCAGCGCGCGGCCCGGCATCGGCGGGTGTGCAATCGGCGTCTTGGTGATCCCGTCGGCAAAGCCGTCCTTGATGTTCTTCCGGATCGTGAGCGTCGTCGCGAGATCGGACTGGAACGCGCCAGCCAGGAGATTGCCGGTCTGCCATGCGATGATCGCGAGGAGGACCTGAGGCGGAACGCCCGGGCTCAACACCAAGAGGCCACGGAGAACAGTGCCGATGACCTGACGCACGACCGGGCCGGCCGCTTGTTCCATCGCGGTCGCCTGGGCGATGACTTCCGCCGTCACGCCGGGCGGCAGTTCGGGCTGCAACGCCTCCGCCGCTACCTTGTGTTGCGTTTCGGTAATCTTGTCGATCAGTTCCGGTGTCTCACGGGACTTCATGACGTCGACAAGTCTATTTTTGAAGGCCTGCGCGGCCTCATCGGCCTTCTGGCTGAGCGCCGCGCGCTCAGGATCATGGACTTTGGGTTCGGGGGGATCGGTGATCGGGACTTTCTCGCTTCGGTCGGTCATGTTCCTGTTTCCTGTGGTTGCCGTTTAGATTTCCGTGATCCGCAGCCCGCGCCGCGCCAGGATGGCGATAATGCGGTCCGCCTTTTCGACAAACGCCATCTGGTCCGCAACGGGGAGATCGTCCCAAGGTCGACGGGCCAACGTAGGAGGGCACATCTCCGCGAGCATCGCGTCGGCTAGGATCACGCGGATCTTGTCGGTCTTGGTGTCCGTCGCCATCAAAAGCCCTCCGAGTCGCCGAGCGCGATGGTCGCACCGTAGCAGATTTAGCTTAGCGCCACATCCTCACCACCGGAAGCATCGAGAATCTCCCGAGCTGAGAGCAGCCGCTTGTAGAGATCCGGTAAAGGCATCGGAGCCGAACCGGCATCCTGCATGTGCATGAACTCACCGTCCTTGAAGAACGCGACGATGACAACATGCTCCGCGCTGTTTATACCCTAAAAACCTGCCGAATCCCCTAGAGCAATCGCTATTCCGTAGCAAAAGCAGTCAAAGCAAGTCGTCGGACCGACCCGGCGTATTATCGCCGACTCGGAAGCCAACGACTTCCCCCAATAGATGATTGCGCGTTGTGCCCTTGTATATCGTCACCTTGTCGTATGCCCGGCGGCTCATCTTCACGAGGCCGCGGTAGACGTAGCCACTGACGGAGATCGCCCGCTCATCCTTGCCGAGGGCCGTCAGCTTCGAATCGATCGGCGTCGCCGCCATGCCGGCGCGCGCGGCTTGCTGCAGCAGGATCATGCCGGAGGCCTTGTCCTCAATGAAAGCGCCGAGCGAGCCGGTGCGCGATTTACATTCCGCTGCGAACGCCAGGAGGTTTTGATTGACCGTCGGTAGCCAGGTGATGAGCAGGTCGCCCTCGATCTGGACGAGATCCCAATCGAGGATGACCAGCCGATGCTCCGGGCCGATCTTTCCGTCGCCGCTCACCGGCCGGATGATATTGCGGACGACCGCGTAGTAGACCACGCCGGTGCCGTCGTTCTTGCGCCCGGTCTTCGTGGCCGAATCAATGATCGCGAAGACCGCCTCACAGCGCACGGGGAACTCGATCGGCTCGCCGTTGACCAGCAGCTTGTCGCGAGAGAAGAACGCGGCGCCGGACCAGTCGACGAACTCGGCGAGGTATTCCTGCTGATAAACGAGCGGCTGATTGTCGGCCTGGAGCGCGGCGACCTCAGCCCGCGGCAGGAACGGGTTCGATCGCGTCGGCGCGTGAAACTGGACGAAGCCGTGCGCCGGGTTATGGCAGATATCGTAAAGGAAGTTATCCGGGTCGATCCCGTTTGTGTTCGACATCATCAGCGCGCGGCCGCTGTAGTCGAGCAGCGTCGGCTTGATCGACTTCGTCCAGATATCGATCGTCTTCGGCTTCGTGAAGGCCATCTCGTCGCCGATCGCCCGGTGATATTTGCGACCGCGGCCGGCGTTCTCATCCTCGAGCGACCAGAAGTCGATCTGGCCTCCCGTGATCGTCCGGATGACGTGGTCTGTCTTCGACGAGCTCTTCTTGATCGGGTGAAGCATCTCCTCGATGACCTCGAACGATCGTGCCGCGCGCCGGTTCTCCGGGGCGAACCAGCCGACCAGGAGTCCCTTCGCGGCGTCGTCCGCCGCCACCGCCTCGCCGACGACGTTCTTGCCCCAGCGCCGGCCGCAGCGCGCGACCACAAACCTGGCGTGTTGCATGACCCAGCGAAGTTTCGCCTGGGCGGCGTGGAAGGTCGGCAGTTGCACCTTGGCCGTCGTCGCCTCGAACGGCAGCAGCTCTGGCGGACGATTGTGATCCCGGCCGGGAGCGGTATCGAGCATTGATTAAGCGGTTCCTGCCGATTGCATACGCTCGACGGCGCCTTCCGGAAAAATGTTATCCCGGTTCTTTTGATCGGCCTCATCGGCGAGACTGCGTAGCCCCGGCGCTACCCATTCAAGCCCGGTTATCTTTCCTCGAAATCCGGGCGATCGATGTTGCTTGTCGTAGGTATCAGCCAGCGCCCGCGCGTCCCTTGATCCGAGCAGGAGGAGCGCGGTGTGGATGCTCATCATCACGCGCCAGCCTTTTTTCTCGATCCAGCTTAGACCGATCGCCATCGATGCTCCCTCCGGGGCCTTCATCGCCATGTCGCCGAACTTCCGGAACGCCTTCTTCGGGTTCATTGGTTCACCGCCTTCGCCGGCGCCGCGAGCGCCAGCGGCTCCTTGTCGTCCTCAGCGTTGATCACCGTCCCCGGCTTGAGGTCGATGACCTCGCCCGCCGGCACAGGCGGCGCAAAATCGTTCGGCATTCCTCCCTCGACCTGGACTTTCGTCACGATCGACGCGCCAACGATCATCGCGGAATAGCGCGGGTCTTGAAATGGTGCCAGCGCCTTCGCAGCATCGATCGCGAGCGTGGCGTATTCCTTGAACAGCGCCGGGTTAGGTTGGCGCCTCGTAACATCCGCCGGCGAAAGCACTTGCCCGGGCGGGAGCGGCTGATGCGTCGCCGCCATCCCCGCGAACAATTCCATGAAGGTTTCAAGCACCTTCTTCGCCCGCCGCGAATCCGGTGTGTTCTTTCGGTCGAGCGTCTCGATCACCGTGTCCTTCGTCAACGCCGCGGCCGCCGCCTCACGGATCAGTCGATCGCGCTCCTCACGCTCGATGGTCGTCTTGTTCTTGTCGCCCTTCCGTCGACCGCCGACGCGCACGCCCTTCGGTGGCCCAGGCTTCTTGCGCGGCACGCCGAATTTCGTCAGCCCACGAGGCGCGTCAGATTGCGGGTCCTGAGGCTTTTCCGGCCCTGGCGCGGGGGTTTTGGGGGGTTCTGACATGGTCCTAACCCTAATTAGGTTGGGGATGGTTGGCGAGGGCTATTCGGTAGAGAAGTGGAACTGCGCGCGGGATGGCGGCGTTCTCTCATCGCGCACATAGGAAAGGCGACCACGTCATGCCCCTTGGATTTTGGTTTTGGCTCATCTTCGTGCTGTGCGTGATCTTCACCTCCCGACCGTGGTGGGGAGCGCGTCCGACCTACTGGATCATCGGCGGGTGGTTTTGGCTGTGGATCCTAATTGCCATTTTAGGATGGCATGCTTTTGGTGCCCCGTGGGCCGCGCTGGTTCGCTGATCCTTCGGTATACGCTTCGCTTAACAGCGATTAAAAATTCGGGCGAAATGACGGAGGCGTAGGCGCGTATGTGGGCCAAGCATTCTTCGATTCTCTCGCGATCTGTCATCGTGACCGCGCCTCTTCATCGACCTTCCGGTAGCCGGCATTGTAAACACGCCATGCGGCTTTCAGTACGCCATCCTCGATGGTGCTGTCGCGCCATCCATCCGGCACCATGAGGTCGGCGATTTCTGAAACTTCGGGGGGAATCATATCAGTTTCTCGCTTGTGTGATGAGTGTGCAATTAATCGCGCGGCATGTCGTTGATGCTGTGCGGGTCGCCCTTGTCCTCAAGGTAGCATACGCGCTCGCCCAGATACTTCTGGCGATCGGCCGCCACGGTGCGCGGCTTCCACCAATACCAACCGTTGCCCATATCTCCGGAGATATCTGCCCACTTGCACCACGTTTCTTTTGGGGGAAGCGGTGCAGATTTTGGCAGATACATATAAACGCCGTAGCATGGTCCCCCGCCGTCCTTGTCGCAGTAGACGGGGTCATAGGGATAAAGGGTCGCTGGCCCTGAATAAAACCCCATGAGCATCAATCCGGTAAGCAGGATCATTTGGTTCCTCCCATATCACTGAGACGTGCGCGGAAACACAACACCATCGCGAAACTCAAAGCCACGGTGTGGAATCCACTGCGATATAATGGCAACTCCTTGTCGAGTATTACCGTACATTTTCTGCGCCAACTCTTTGATCGGCATTGGCTTACCATCTAAGGCCGCGTCAATCTTTTGATCGATCGGAGGCTGTGCGGCCTGCCGCTGTGCGCGAACGCCGTGCCAATACTGAACCGTTCCCTGTGATATTCCAAACTTTGCCATACGCTCTGTCTGTAACATTCTTCCCTTGAGGCTTTGCAATTCTGCAATTTGCGCTCGCGTCATCTTTCCGCGGTTTCCGTGTGTATTGCTGATATGCGTACCATGTCCGCGCCGATCCAATTGATTCTTGGAATTAGTCGCCCACGACAGATGCCGAGGATCGACGCACCCTTCGTGCCCTTTGCCGCAAGAATGCGACGCTTGGTGCTCTGGCGTCGGCGGTGATCCATTAACAAGTTCGCACATATAGCGGTGCGCGTAGTGGACTTCGCCATCAACGCCAAAGGTTCCGCGCCCGTGGCCTGGGTTTCTATAAAATGGCCAGATCAGGCAACCGTCGCCGGTATAGCCAATATTGGCTTCCAGAAAATCCCGTCCCGCGCTTGTTCCCTTATTCCAAGACGCCATTATTTTGGGAATTATATACATGACTCCCTGCTCTCATTTTGACCGCTCGATTTTGGCCGCGCGGCGCTTGCGCCGCTTCGCTGGCTTTGACTTGGGCTTGGGCCGGTATCGCAGAACTTTGTCCGCGATAGCGTCTAGGGCGCTAGGCGTTTTCATGACGCGCGGCTCACTGTGCCGATCTCAACGGGCGGCTTGCCGCTGGGCAACAGGTCCCTCTCGCGCGCCAGATAAGGCTTGGGATCGTTCTCGCGGACCAGGACGTAGGTTATGGACCGCGAGCCAACTTGGGCCATCAACGGACGCGGCTCGCCTACGAGGTCCGCAAGCGCGTGGTCAGGGGAAAAACCCGGCGGGATCGCAACCGCTATCACGGCCTCGCGTGGGAAACTCGCCAGCGCCTTCGTGTTGCGGACCTTCACCACGTCGCCGCGCTTGTACTTGGCCTCGGGGCACGGCGGCGTTTCACCGCGCGGGCCGATCAGCCGATGAATTTGACCGCCACCGATCAGGAAAGCTTGCTCTGTCATTGCACGGTGTCCCTTGCTTCTCGCATCTGGTTGAGAATGTATTCGGCAAGTCCGACTTCGTTCGTGCTGCGGATCGTGGCCCATGGCATTTCGATGGTGATTACCTTGTCGTCCATGACGATTCCGACTTTGAAGCTGTCCTTGCTTCGAGCCGCTTCGATCTTTTCCGCGAAACGAACGTCGATTTGCTCGCCTCGTTCGGCCGCTTTGAGCGTCGCCGCGATCTTGTCGGCTTGGGCCTTAAGCTGCGACAGCGGCGAATGAGAGGTCGTCACGTTCCCACCTTTTCGTTGGTTCCTTGCCAGACGAACTCGCCGTCGGCGCCGACCGGGAAATGAGCGGCGCAATGGCAGCAAAACGTACCGCTATAAAAGTCGGGCTGCCGGGCGTAAGTCTCGGCGAGCGTTTGGCCCATTGTGGTGATGCCCCCGCACTTCTGATGTTTGTAGGAGCGGCGCACCGGCCGCACAAAGCCCTTGGCTCGCTCTTCCTCGGCGAGCACGACATAGTCTTTCTGCTGACCGGCGCGCGGACCATCCTTGAGGGTATCGCGATGCTCCGGGTAGACCTGTCTGCCGTCCGTAAGCGTGGTTCGCGGTTTTTCAACCATCGTCGCCTCCTATGCGATCAGGGCCTTGTAAGTCAGTCGCTTCCCAGCGACGCGGGTAACGAAGGGAGTCATGTATATAAATCCCATTATTTTTCCTCTCGACACGAAAGTGCGGCCTTAATCGCCGCCTCGATACGTAGCCGTTCCATTCGGTAGTGCGCCTGCTCCCAGTCGCCAGGATGATCCTCGATGATCTTGAGCGTTTCTTCTGAGATTGGTTCGTCAGCGGCCGGACCGCGGATCACCTCGTAAGTCGTCATGCGCGGAACCTTATTGAGGCGCACGCTCCATCGCTCCCATTCAGCTTCGTGGGCGTCGATCATGCCATCGGTGATGAGGAGTTCGGTGATTGGCAATCTCATGATGAATGATCCTGACGACACGTTAGTACGGAAACTGACGTTTGATGATCGATGGCAACGGCGGCAAAGATGGAAGTAATTTTTCGGCGCTGCGCTTCTTTGATCGCTCTTGGCGTTCGCGGTTGATGGTATATTGAGCGACCGAGATCCAATACCTCTGAGCCTTCCGCGTGGCGCGGTCCTCGGTCTTTCCGGCCCAGGCGCTCAGTTCGTCAATCCTCTTTTGCTTGTGCGCCAGATCATCATCGAAATCAAAGGCGGTCCCGTGCACAGCCGTCCATAGCGGCTGCATTTGAAGATTGACGGCATCCTGAACAGACGCGGGCGCCTCCTCATCATCGTCGCCGCAACCGAATAGAAAAGCAAATAGACCCATTGCCGTGATCCTTCGCGTTAACATGACGTTATCGCTTTTTCTCGCCGTTTGGCTTGCCGCTCACGCTTTGCGGCAAGCCGGCGATCATGCCTGTTGCCTTCCTGATCACCATGTTCGCGTCGTCGTTGTTCAGAGGCTGCAAGTAATTCGCGGTTCTGCACTTCCGTCATCTGAAGCGGCTTGCTGATCGTTTCCCTTAAGAGTGCCCTGCACGTTCGTGTTCCGGGGCCGACTGTGGACCATCCGGCCACGTGGGGCGCGTGCCGGTCTGTTCCTGCAAGATGTCGGCTACACCTTCGCGCATCAACGCCATGAAGGCGTCTTTGCGCTCCTGGTTATTCTCGACGAACCGCATGGCGATAGAGCCGAGCTGGATCGCATCGGCCATCGAATCTGGCAGCGCGTAATAGGCATTCCAAAATTTGCCCTCGTGTCGGAGCGCCAAGCCGCCGATTTTGATTGTTGGGTTGCTCATTTTAACCTCGGTTCGTTCTCTGACGCAGAGCGTTATTTTCTAAATATAATAGTCCCAATCCCGTCACCTAAACTGACGGACTTGGTTTGTCTGGCTGTCGCACGCTCGAACTCACGTTCGCCGTCCTCATCGCGATTTCCTCGATGAAAATTACGAAGCGCTCCAGCGACAGAAAGGGCAAGATACGGCATTTTTCGTCCATCCTGTTTTGCGATCAATATCCCGATCTCTCTGTATGAAAGGCCGCGTTCACGAAGCATTCGAATCCGCGTGGGGTTTAGCGGATCAGGACCACTTCGCGCCATCGCTACATTGGTTGCCGGGCCGTCCCAGACAGAAACACGACGTGGCCAATATCGCATGTGGAAGTCTTTCCTTTCGCTAACGGATGCTTATTGCGTTTTTAATGCTTCGCCGAAAACCTGATGAAGCTCATCGGCCGTATCAACAGTGCGGTTCTCCATCGGGCATTCCCAATAGGGACACTCTTGTTCCTCGACATATTCTTTGGTGACGTTGTAGCCGCACTTCTCGCACCACATGGCAGTCGCTCCTTTTCTGTGAGATTTTTAGTATCCAAGCGGTGGCTCGGAAAAGTATCGTCCAGGCCAGCTCCAAAACCACAGGCCATCTATCGTATAGGTCCGTGCCTTGATCTCGTCTTTGGCGTGCAAGCACGGCCACATGATCTTGCAAGCGCGTCTCGGCCAGCCGCATTCGGCACACGGTTCGGGCATACGCTGCAATGTCCGCGCTCGCTCAAAGTTCTCACAGAACGGTCGTTCGGTCACGCGCGAGCACTCCTGTTCAGTGAAACTTTTAGGCGCAAGGACGCGCGCCGAGCTTGCGAATGTCGCGGCGCAACTGTTCGGCCTGGCGGTCATAGGCAGCCCCGCGCGCCTGGTGCTCCTGTTCGTGCTCGATACGCTCTTTTTGAAGCCGCAGTGATCGGTACGGTTCCGGCTCTCCCATGCGGCGGATATGCTCGTCCATCATCGCGTCGATCTCACGTTGGCTCATTCGCATGTTTACATCTTCCCCATGACCGTCCGATACCGCCGAATGTAAAGCGCGGCGATCATCGGTTTCAGATCAATATAAAGGTCCGCCGCCGTGGCGCTAGTCACGGCCTTCACCCGATTGATCACTTCGGGCATTTCGCGCCGACGTTTTGGTCGAGGCGGATTCATTGATTTTTTATTCATGATCTCCCCAAGAGCGAAAGTTCGCGCCATGGTGCCTTCCACCAGTGCCAGACGCTAAAGCGGTTCATCATGCGTTCGATGTGGGCGATGTTCTGGACCATCCAGGTTCCACGCTTCGCTCCGACGCGGGCCACGCGCCGAAATCCGTTATGGCGGAAGTTCTTGCCGTGGCTATCCACGACAAGATGCCTCGTCTGCCCGTAGTGATCGTAGCCGCCATCGTAGAAGCCGATGCAGAATTGGTCGCCTGGATCGCCGTCAGCGTACTTGGTCGCCACGACATAATCGCCCTTCTTTGGGGCCGTTTTCATGTTTGTTCTTGCCGCGCTAGCGGCCGCTCCCCACGAGTGCCGCGTCGATACGCGACAGCAGTTCGTCCCGAAAATACCATTCCTGTTCCTCGGGGTGATTCGCGTGCTGGCCGCCAAGCGCCATAGGGTCGAGGGCGGCAACTGCGTTTCGGCATTCTTGCAGCATCGTCCGCAGCCGGGCGATCTTCGGAAATTCCACAAATTCAATCATCATGGCCTCCTCTGTTTATTTCGCTCATTCCGCAGCATTATTTCACCTTGCGAACGTCCGCGACCAAATCTACCGAATTGACCTCGATCAATTTGTAAGTAGCTACCTTGATCTTCTTGCCGTGTTCGGCGAGGCCATAGATGCCCTCGTCAGCGACAGCGACGAAATAGGAAGTGTCGCCGTCCTTCTCGATCTTCGCATACAGGGTCTTGGGAAATTGTTTGGTAGCCATTTTCAGTTCTCCTCTGGGTTAAGTTTTTGGCATACATTCCGCAGGACCAATCGGCCGGCCAACCGCGGCGCCGAGACTGATGATCGTTTTCCAAAGGCTGGCGCGCAGTTCGTGGTTCTCCGGATTATATTCGAGGCCACGAATGCCGGTATGGGCCATCTCACTCAGGGAGACGACAGCCGGGTCGCGTTGAGTTTTGGCCCATGCGCGAAGATCGCTGCGGACAAGGGCCGGCGTGTCTTTTGTCATGGCTTGATCCTCTCGATATCGGGCGCCGTGATCAGCCCGGCGAGCATCAGCCGCAGCAGGATCGCAACCGTTTCCGGGATGCCACGCTCCCCAGACGCCCAACGCCGCGACGTGCGGCCGTCCGCGCCGAATAGCCTCGCCGCCCCAAGCTGAGAGAGGCAGAGTTTATCGAGCGCCGCTTGATATTGTTTTGCCGTCATTCTGTGCGTCCAAATTCTCCGTGGTGCCGCCGACAAGCCTCTTCATACGCGCTTGACCCGGTTGGTTGTAACGACGCTGACCGACCCGCGGGCTTCTATGACGCTAGAAAGTTCGTAAACGCCGACGCGCACCTTCTCGCCAGCGTCGGCTAAGGTTTCGACGGCACGATGTGGATCAAAATACTCGTTGCCGGAACCGTCATCACATACTTTGACATACAGCTTCTTGGGGAATTTCATGAGCTTCTCCTTGATGAACTTTGGTATCCAGTTGAGGGGAGGGTTTTTGTCCAGTTCCGGCATTTCCTCCATGCCGTCGATCACCTTGGCGAGCGCAGTGGCTTTTGCCTCTGCGCTGTCGTCGTCCCAGGAAAACGAGATCACTAAACGCCGCGCTTTGAAACCGCTCCGGCTCTTAGAGAAAGTTCTAACAAATATCATCCCGCTTCTGCGGCCCGTCGCATACTGCTGTCCTTTCTTATCTGGATGCGATAAGGATTCGTCGAGGAAGGTTGGGGCGTAGTAACTGAGCATTTTGTTTCACTCTGCGGTCTACTGTGCACCGGATGCGGTCGGGGGCCGATAAGCTGGTTGCCCGAGTGCTTGTTCAACGTCGCCTGGCTTGGGCCATTGAAACGCGTAAGCGCGGCCCGTAAGCACCCACCACGCAGCCTTGAGCCTGCCGGCTGTGTAAGGCTCCGCAACCGCATACGGCCACGTGCCGTCAGGTAGCCCAGCGCGACAAGATGAACTCCAAATATCGCCGACCGTATGGATGAAGAACTGGTGACTTTCGATCTTTCTCATGCTTTTTCTCGCTCAGCAGTCTAGCGTGCGCTTTCGCGCTCTACGATTTCGTCCACGACCTTGCGGACTTTGGGATATAATTCAGTGCCAGAAGGCAGCATCTTGTTGATCGCGTTCCAGTCCGTTAGCGGCTCAATCCGCTCGGCAAGTTCGACGGCATCCTCCATCGTCGAGAAGGTCCATATCTGTAAGCCACTTGGAGCGTGACTGAGGCGCCAACCACGACCACCAATACGTTCAACCTCGTGAACCGCGAAAGCGCCATGCCGCCAAGCCTCGATGACAGCCCTATTATCTGGATGGACGAGGCTGATAATAACTTCGCCATGCTCCCACCCGTCCGGCGCGGCTCCGGTCACAACTTCTATGAGTTCGCCTCTGATCGTCATTTGTCGCACTCAGCAGAAGATATTGCCGTAACTTTTGCTACCGGAATCGGCTGCGGTCCCGGTATCTCGACCTCAAACTCGATAATCGCGTGCTGGTCATTCTTGCCAGGCTCCCACAACTCGCCGAAGTCGTCGCGATTTTGCTGGTCGTCGTTTTCCGAGTGCCCATAGATTGTCACTTGCCC